CTTTGTGTAAAGTGAGAATCACAATCTCCTGCATTTGTAGAATCAAGTTCTAAAGCATTTATTCTAAATTCACTTGTACTAAACGTAGTCTCAACAAAAGGGTGCATCCCATTATCAATACTTGCATTAAAAAATGTTGTAGATGTAACAGAATAATTAGCATTACTCATAACATTAGTTGCAACTAATTGTTTTTTTCCTACAGCTTCGTCTGAAACAGATGAAACATTAAAACTATCGTCTATAGTGGCAGCTTGACCATCAATTTTTGCCCATTGTTTTATCAACCCTTGTTGCAGATTAGTTGTTGTACTATTGCCTTCACCTGTAACAAGTATAGAGCCTGCTGTGGTTACACCTGTAAATTTATCTACTTTAAGTTCACTAGCCATTATGTTAAATCTCCGTGTACACACAAACTATGTGATGAATCAATATTGCTTCCTGATGTATTGAAAGTCTCTATAGTTGTTCCTGTTGTTGCCCTTCCAGATTCTGTAGCAGTCCTATCACTGCCTGTATTTGGTGTGGTATGTATAGAAGTCTTATTATTTGAAAAAACATTTGTGTATGTATAGTTATATTGCCCAGTTGCAGCATCTTCACTTGATGCTATATTAAAACTATCATTTATAACAGCAGCACTACTAGCAAACATCCATGTCTTCGCTATTCCTTGCACAGTATTCTGTGTAACTGCACCACCATCAGACACATAGGTTGAAGTATTGGCAACCTTTACATTAGTGCCACCTGACCCTGCTTTATCTACAATAGTATCTACATTTAACTGACTTGTCATACAATACTCCAGTAGCCATTAACAGTAACTGTTGCTGACTGTGTTATGGGACCACCTGATACACCATTCTCATCACTGTCTATTGTAATATCAGAACTTATAGTTTGTCCATTTAATCTTATAATTGAGTTGTTACCTTTAAATGGGTATCTGTTATCTGATTCAGTCTTGGTGTATGTCTCGTTGACTGAGAACACATCATATACGACCATCTCTACTATGTCATTTAGTGATGCACTTTGCACAAGTACGACAGTTGTACCTGTAGTTGCAGTGTAGTCATCTCCTGGTACAAGCAAGATACCATTCTGATACACATCCATATACAAGCTATCTGTGTAGGTAAGTGTCAATGAGTTAGCATCAGAACCACTAAAGCTAGTCTGCCCTGCAGTTGCTTGGTATTGGAATCTGTTACGTACTCCGTTTTGTGGACTCTTGCCTATGTATGCCATTATGCGTTCTCCAATGCTGTAATTCTAGCTTCTAATTCTTGTATGGTCTTCACAAGCAAAGGCACAAGTTTGCTTTGGTCTATGCCTTGTGGGTCAATATTACCATCTGCATCTACTGCATCTTTTTCACCAGTTATTGCTTCAGGTACAATGCTTGAAACTTCATGGGCAATAAAACCATCTACTGTAGTATCTGCATCTGCAATAAAATTAAATCTACAAGGTTTTAATTGTTTTAATCTTGTAGTTGCATCAAAGTTGTAAGATACATTTTCTTTTAATCTGTAATCAGAGGAAGTAGCAAAAGTTGTCGCTGAACCATCAGTTTTAATTCCACCTACATTGCCATTTGGATTATAAAAAAGAGCTAAATTTGTTAATGAAGTAGTTGTAGATGCTAACTTTAAAATCATTCTACTACTACTAGCATCTTCAAATCCTGCACCACCAACAGAATCAGAAGGAAGAGCAGTGCAACCAAATGTAATATTACCTGTGGAAAAAAGTCGCATACGTTCTGCATCATTAGTAAAAAATTTCATAGGATGAGAACCATTACCCAATATAATATTATCACTACCATCATGATATATTTTTAAATCACCACCAGTTCCTAATTGTAATTGTGCATTATCTGGAAATCTTAAATCATCTGTTCCTGTAGGTACACCACAAACTTGAGCATCAGCATCATTCTTAATAGTTACATCATTAGTGCTACCTTGACCAGTTAGTATAAGACCTTCTGCACTTGTAAAACCAAGAGCAGCATCATCACCTGCTACTGTATCACCTTGAACACCAAGACCTCTACCTGTTACTTTAGTTAAAGCCATTAACTACTCCTATGCGTATGGACTGTCACCTAATGTGCTTGTATCCCAAGCTGCTTTCAACTTAGCAATAGTATCTGCATCTGTGATTGCTTTCGCAGCAGGTGCATCTCTAAGTGCTTTCTTCTTTGCTACACTTGCAGATTGAGCAGAACTGTCACCATCTTCTAATGCTTTCATATAAACTACATCTTCTTCAGCTAATAACGAAGTTCTAACTTCTCTGATTTTGTCTTGAAAAATCTTTTTAGATTCAGCTAAATCTTCGGTAATAGTCTTACCTGATAGTGTCCAAGCATTTCTAAAGTGTCTATCTGATGGTACTGTTGCATCTGATGCTGCAATAGTATTACCATCTTTATCTACGATATTTGTTGTCATTTAAGCTACCTCTTCTTTCTGTGTGGTTAATTCTTCATTAATTTTCCAAGCATTTCGCCACACTCTAGTGCTTGGTAACTGTGACTTATTACAAATAACCATACGAGGTTTGTTGGCTTTGTCGTAGTCTTGCCATACATGTCTCGGTAAGTCTTTCATAATAAGATATTCTATTGCTCTTTCTTCTGTCATTGCTTCAATAGGCTTTGTATTGTGTAGCAAGTAACCTCTTGTATGCTTGACAAAATCAGGCTTCTCTTCATCTTTCTTGAGTTCCCAATAAACTTCTACAGGTGGTAGTATGCCACCTTGCAATGCACAAGCCATCCAATTAGGGTCAGGATGTGTAATCTTTGCAGGTTCATCAGGTGTCTCTGGGTCTTCCCATACAACAC